GCCGACCAGACACTCACCGCCCTTGCGACATCACAGCAGGTCGTACAAGCACAGATCGGCACCATCGCCGACCTGGACCGCACTATCGCAGCCTTGAACGTCACCATCGCCGAGCTCATCCTGTCTGGCGGGCGGGAGCCTATGTGGATCGGCGCGGCGGCGAACGCACCGAAGCCGGGGGGCGGGAACGACGCCAGCATTCAGGTGTTCAACAACGCCAACGCCGCTATTGGCCCGCTGGGCTACCGCCGCAGCTTTGATTCTTCACTGCCCACGTCGTTCCAGACATCGGCGGCCCGTGATGATGCGGCGAACGGCTACCGCTCGTTCGTGTCATGGAAGCCACCGAGCGGTGATTACGTCGGGGCCGCGCAGGGCAGGTATGACACCCAGGTGACCGGATGGGCGAAGAGTGTGCCCGACAGCGGCGTCTACGCCACGGCGTTCCACGAGCCGGAGAACGACATGACCGGCCCGCAGTTCGTCGCGCTGCAGCAGCACCTGTACGCGGTTGTGAAGGCCGCCAACCCGAGCATCCGTTGGGGGCCGGTGTACATGGCCTACTGGTGGGAGGCGGGGACCAGCCACTTCATCGGGGACAGGGATGCGTGGTGGCCCGGCAGCAACTACGCCGACTTCACCGCCATTGACGTGTACTCCCCCCTCGCTGCCCGCCCGCTGGAAACCCAGCCCGCATTCCGGGTCTGGTACGACTACATGCGGGGCAGGGGCGTTCCGATGCTGATTTCCGAGTACGGCCAGTACGTCGTCCCGCCGGGGCGGTTGGCCGACCCGCAGAAGCTCGCTGACCGTGCTGCCATCATCGGTCAGGACAAGACCTGGCTGGCCGCGGAGGGCACCATCTCGATGTGGTTGTACTGGAACGCGATGGGCAGCCAGGGCGACTGGCGGCTGGCCGACCCGCAGTCGCAGCAGGCGTGGCGGGAGATCGCACAGGCCGGCCGCAGTGCCTGACGTTGCTGCCACCGACGTTGCCGGGGTACTGCAGCGGGGTTACCGCCGTGGCACCGCGAGCACTGACGGGTGGGATCCGTACGTCATCTTCACCAGAGACAAGATCGTCAGCTTCAAGGGTCGGGCTGCGACGTTCCGAATCCCCGGCAGCGCCCTGGCGGCCGCCCAGATGATGGTCTCGATCCACAACGCCGCCGGGTCGGCGGTGCTGGTGGACGTGACCCGGATCATCGTGGACCTCACTTCGACGGCGACTAGGATCCCGGGGGGCCGGTTGCCGATACTCCGCGCCTACAGGGTGACCGTTCTGCCTACTGGTGGCAGCGCGCTCGGAAAGAATTCGCTGGACTCGGCGCTGTCGAGTGATGCTTCGGTGACTTTGTTGCAGGCCGCATCGGCGGATCGGACTGGGACGACTATCACGGCGACGCTGCCCGCGAATGCGGTCATCGACGAGATACACCCTTCCCGTGTCTTCTCGGAGGCGAACAATGAGAGGCACGACCGTGCCCTGTTCCTCGACGGGCCACCGGAATGCACCCTGAGGGCCGGTGAGGGGATCGTTGTCGCTCTGGAAGATCATGCGTCGGCCTCGGCGCTCCCGATCACGGAGTGGTTCACCTTCGTCATCGAGTGGACCGAGTACCAAAGGCCGTAGGAGGCACCTGATATGCCTCTGATCCCGTTATTCACCAGCGGCGGCACCACTCATGTAGGCGCCGCGTCCGGTGCCAGCGTCACGGCGGGCACGGCGACTGTCACCGCACTCCTGCAACCGGCAGCTTCGGGAACATCAGCGTCGTCGGGTTCAGCCGCTGTCACGATGCTGGTCACCGCGGCAGCGTCCGGGGCTTCAACGTCGGCTGGTACGGCCGCTGCCAGGAGCACACTCGTAGCGTCCGCGTCCGGTGCCAGCACCACAACCGGGTCGGCAGCCGGGAACATCGCACTCTCAGCCGCAGCGGCCGGTGCGTCGACCACTGCGGGCACTGCGACGGTCACCGCCGTACTACGCCCTGCCGGGTCAGGATCTTCGGCCAGCACCGGTACGGCCACGGTCACCGCACTCCTAGTACCGTCCGCGTCCGGGGCCAGCGCGAGCACCGGCACGGCGACGGTCACCGCGGTCCTACGACCGGCCGCGTCCGGGTCGTCCGCCAGCACGGGCACCGCCACCATCCGGGCCACCCTCACCGCAGCAGCGGCGGGGTCAAGCGTCACGGCTGGATCAGCCGCAATCAAGGCACTCCTCCAACCGACCGCATCCGGGGCGAGCGCCAGCACCGGCACCGCCGACCTGACCATTGTCGGGGCTGCCACCACACACTCCGGCGCCACGTCCGGTTCGAGCACCAGCACCGGCACAGCCGTTTTCACCGCAACACTCAGACCGGCAGCATCAGGCGCATCCGCCACAACCGGTTCGGCCGCGATCCGCACCCTCGCATCTGTGACAGCCGAGGGACTGTCACAGTCCGCCGGCCAAGCCGCGTTGACGGCCCTGTACGCGCTCGCAGCCACGGGTGCGTCTGTCACTACGGGCACCGCAGCATTCGGGCTCAGCGGCCAACTGGCGGCGTCCGGCGGGTCCACCTCGGCGGGGTCTGCCGCGTTCTCCACCCCGGTCACCATCCGCCCCAATACGGGCACCACCGTCCGGATCATCGGGACCACAGCCCGGCCGACAACTGGGGTCACAGTCCGTGCACTGTCCACCACCGCCCGCCCTTTCGCGGGCACCACCGCCCGCCCATAGGAGGGGTCACATTGCCCGGAGAACTGAGTTCCGTAGGCGCAGCCAACGCCCTCGACGGCGCACTTGGCAGGGTCACGCAGACCGCCCGCACCGTGTACCTGGCGCTACTGACCGCCGCACCCACGGATGCGACGACGATGGCGACGATGACCGAGTACGGGGCGACCGGCTACGCCCGGCTGGCGTGCGCGATGACCGCACCATCCGGTGACCCGTCCTCGACGAACAACAGTGCGGCGCTCACCTTCGGACCGTTCACGGCAGGCACCGGCGGGGTCATCACCCACTGCGCCCTCGTCTCGGCGGCGACTGGCACAGTCGGGGACTTCATCTCCCACTGGGCGTTGACCACATCCCGCACACCCGCAGTCAACGACTCGGTGAGTTTCGCAATCGCAGCCCTCGTCCTGACCTTGGACTGACGTGGCGATCTTCACACTGTCCGAGCTGGCGAGTTACTTGCAGCAGGACCTGGACACGGCCACGGCCACCCTGATCCAAACCCTGACGGATGGGCTGATCGCCGCCCGGGCAGGGCCGGTGGCCGTTCCGGCGTCCGCGTCGATGAAGGGTGTTGCGCTTGAGGTTGCGGGTAGGGCGTACCGGAACCCGGCCAGGTTGAGCATGGAAACCATCGACGACTACACGTGGCGGGTCGACAACGCTGGCGACGCCGGCGTGTTCCTGACCGAAGATGAGATCAACGCTCTGCGGCCGGCATTGCCAGGCGGGTTCAGTGTCAGCCTCCTGGGCGTGGACGACCCAACCCCATGACCGCCCTAACCGCCGCAGTTCAGGGCCGCACCGCCGCCGAACGGATCATGCTGGATACGTGCACGATCCGCCGTAAGACCGGAACCGCGTTCGACGAGACCACCGGCCGGTACACGGACACCACCACCACCGTGTACACGGGGAAATGCAAACTGCAGGACCGCATCATCCAGGGTGAGTCCGAGGCCGGGGGCAGGGAGGTCATCACCTTGTCGTCGGTGCTGCACTTGCCGGTGCCGGTGACTGCGGTGCAGGTTGATGATGTGGCTGAGGTGACCGCATCGCAGGACCCGGCAGCGGTGGGCAGGAAGCTGCGTGTCGCGCAGGTGCATTACAAGTCGTACGCGACCGCCCGGCAACTACAGGTGGAGGACGTGACCGGATGACCGCGTACTGGGTCACGTCAGAACTTGACCTGTACGCCACGACCCTGCTGGTGTCGGTGGCAGTGTTGGACAAGGAGGCGGCGAAGATTGTCCTGCAGTCGTCGTCTGATCTGCGGGATGGGTGGAAGGCCAACGCGGTCGCCACGTCCGGCGCGCACGGGAAGCATTACCCGAACAGCATCGAGTCCCACATGCTCACCCCCCTGTCTGCGGAGATCGCCCCTAATCCGGGGAAGCCGCAGGGTGGCATGTCGTTCGAGTTCGGCTCGCGTAATCAGCCCCCTCACCTAGATGGGGAGCGGGCGCTGCAGGTTGAGGAACCGAAGTTTGTGTCTGCGTTGGAGTTGGCCGCGTCGGTGGCGATGGGCGCATGATCCGGGCGCACCGCAACGCGGTCCTCGGGTTGCTGACGGGTATCCCCGATCTGACCGTCTATGACGGTGTAGTGCCGAATCTGCCTGCGTTGCCTTACGGGGTGCTGTGGGCTTCAGCGCCGCTGCGATGGTCAGACCGGATGTGCGGGGATCAAATGAACGCCCGTGAACAGTTCCAGACGACCGCTGTCGGTTACACGGCTGTGCAGGTCGGATGGGTGCAGGAGAAGATTCACGCTGCATTGGTCGGTGTTCGCCCTGTCGTCGCGGGCCGCGCCTGCGAGCGGATCCAGAATGATCGGCCGCCGGGTCAGATGGACATTGACTACGACGTGGACCCTCCCATCCTTACCGCCATTGACCTGTGGCTGTTCGTCTCCGTTCCTGCCTGACCCCTTCCGAAGTAGTTCCGATTACCCCGCTGTCTGCGGGGCTTCACCCATGAGGAGTTCCCGCATGACCTGGATCCGTGTCACCGACAAAGAGACCGGCCACGCCTACGACGTGGCCGAGCAGGCGTTCGACCCGGACATTCACAGCAAGGTCAACGCGTCCACGCAGTGGCCTGATCTGGTCGAGGAAACGGACAGGCCCCGACCGCCGATCCACCGCACCGACAAGGCCGGCCGGTCGGCTGCGCCCCGTACCGCCGGGTCACCGGCATCAACTGAAGGGAATGACCGATGACCGCACCAATCTCTGTCCTCGGCGACGGCAACGTAAAGGTGTCGTGGGTGACCACGATCACCAACCAAACCGCGCCGTCCGTCGCCGAACTGAACAACGCATCCTCGGTGGACCTGTCCTGCTATCTGACATCCGACGGGTTGACCACCGGGTCGGATGAGCAGGCCGTCACCGATGACAGGCTGTGCTCGACGCAGACATTCGAGAAGCCGGGCCGGTTCTCCGACACCCTCGAGCTGATGTACGTGTACCAGCCGCAGCTCCCATCAGCGGCGGATAACAAGGCGTTCTTCACCCTCGTCCATTTGACAACGGGATTCATCGTGATCCGCTGGGGGAAGGCCTACGCGGGCGCGTACGTCGCGACGACGGATCGGGTGAATGTGATGCCGGCGACGTGCGGTATTCAGCGTGAGCAACCCCCGGAGGCCAACTCGGTCCTGAAGATCGCCCAGAAGATCTGGGTATCCGGGAAGGTCAACCGGAACGTCGCCACTGCTGTCTAACCAGTCCACCGGGGCCGCCGACCTGTCCGGGGGCGGTCCCGGTGCTCAACCATCCCCGGGCAGAAACCGGACAGGAGAAGCACGATGTACGAGCCAACCTCGCAAGAGATTTACGAAAAGATGAAGCAGGACAGGCTGGTGGCTGCAATGATGGCCGCCTTCAAGGAGGAGATCGGCCTGGATGCATTGCTCGATCGACATAAGGTCGGGCGTACTCCCAAGTGTTCGTGTGAAGACCCGACGACCCGCCATGCGATCCCGGGGGTGGACCTCTGATGGCGGCCACAACACCGCGTAAGAAGAAGCCGAAGCCCACCCTAGAGGCGTTGCTGGCGTCTGGTAAACGCCCGGAGAAGTCCATTCCGGTCTGTCTCCGCGCTGACCTGCAGGCCGAGTACGACGACCTGGACCAGCAGCTGCAGGAGGCTCAGAAGGCACGCCGGGGGATGCTCACCGGCGGATCTGACGGCCCCGGGATCGCTGAGCGGATGGCCGAGGTTCGGGAGGAGATGCAGGACGCCGTCGTACAGTTCCGGCTCAGAGCGCTCCCCCCGAAGCAGTTCCGGAAACTCCTCGCCGCGCACCCATCCACTGATGCGAAGAAACTGTTCGACGATGAGACGTTCGGCCCTGCGATTCTGAAAGCGTCCACGGTGGAACCGGTCTTGTCTGATGAGCAGTGGGATCGGCTGGTCGGGGACGACGGGTCCCTGTCCGCCGGCCAGTACGACAAACTGGTGGACGGGTCCTGGGTGTTGAACAAGCAGGACATCGCTGTCCCTTTCTCACAGCTCGCTTCTACCGTGACCCGGGGTTCCGCCGCCAAGTAGAGGCCGCCAGATCTGTTGGTGTCTCCCTTCAACGGTTCGAGGGGTGGGAGCCGCTGGTGGAGACGGTGTACGAGTACGACGGGCAGGGACGGATGGTCCGGTCGGTGTCCCGTGCCGAGCCGGAATGGGACCTGGACCAGCGGGGGCTGATGCTGGCCTTGGCTGAGGCGGAACGCGGCGAATGCGCCGGCTGCGGGCATCCCCTGGGGGAGTCCACCGATCCGAAGCATGAGGGCCGGTACAAGGTTGATCCGCCGACCCGCTGCCATTCGTGTACGGCCCTGCAGATCGCCTACGAGAAGGCGAAGGACTACAAGCATCCGGAGGCTCTGCGCTGGAACGCGCACCTCCCCACAGTCGGTTAGGAGGTTCGGGTGGCCGTTGGGCGTGTCGTCAGCATCTTCCTAACGGCTAACACGACCGGGTTTACGTCCGGGATGGCCGCCGCGCAGAAGTCCGCGGCCGGCCTGTCGACTTCCCTGAACACTCAGAACGCCGGGTTCTCCACGTTGACGAAGGTGGCTGCGGGGTTCGGCGTCGCCGCGGCTGTGGGGATCGGGTCGGCGGTGTCGGCGTTCTCCGACTTTGACGCGGCCATGTCCGGTGTCGCGGCGGCGACGATGGCGACCGGCTCGGAGTTGGATGCGCTCGGGGAGGCTGCGCTCACTGCCGGTGAGTCCACCGTGTTCAGCGCTACCGAGGCTGCGGGGGCGATCACCGAACTAGCGAAGGCCGGAATCAGCACCTCCGACATTATGGGTGGGGCGCTGACCGGGGCGTTGGACCTGGCCGCGGCCGGTGAACTTGAGGTTGCGGACGCTGCTGCTATCGCCGCAGCCGCGATGACCCAGTTTAACCTGTCGGGGTCCGAGGTTCCGCACATCGCCGACCTTCTGGCCGCCGCGGCGGGTAAGGCGCAGGGGTCCGTCACGGACATGGGTGCGGCGCTGAACCAGACCGGCCTTGTCGCATCTCAGATGGGGCTGAGCCTCGAGGAGACTGTCGGCACCTTGGCCGCGTTCGCCTCCGCCGGCCTGATCGGGTCGGATGCGGGCACGTCGTTCCGGACGATGCTGCTGCGCCTGGCGAACCCAAGCCAAGAAGCCGCGCAGCTGATGGACGAGTTGGGGATCGCCACCTATGACGCGCAGGGCAACTTCATCGGCATGGAAGCGTTGGCCGGTGAACTGCAAACGGCACTGTCCGGGTTGACGGAGGAGCAGCGGAACGCGGCCCTGGCAACCATCTTCGGCAGTGATGCGATCCGTGGTGCGTCCATCCTGTACGAGGAGGGCGCCGCCGGGATCCGGACCTGGAACCAAGAAGTCAACGACGCCGCCTACGCCGCCGAGCAGGCCGCGATCAAAACGGACAACCTCAAAGGCGACCTCGAGCGGCTCGGCGGGGCCTTCGACTCGCTGCTTATTACTATCGGCGGGGGTTTCGACGCCGCGCTCCGCGGGGTTGTGCAGGCACTCACAGACCTTATTGACGGGTTCAACAACCTTGAGGGCACCGCCGCCGACGAGTTCTTCCAGTCGGTCGGGGAGACCGCGGGGAACCTGTGGCAGATCCTGGTCAACCTGTGGGACGCATTGGGTCCGGTGATTGTCGGGTTCGCCGAACTCGCCGGGGGTGCGGTCGTCGGCGGGCTGACCCTGATCGCCGGTGCGCTGTCAGCCATTACCGGGTTCCTCGCCGACAACGAGAAACTGGTCACCGCACTAGCGGTAGCCGTCGGCGGGGCGCTGGTCGCGTCGTTCGTCGCCGCACAGTACAAGGCGCTGTCCCTGGCGGTCACCGTCGCAGCCCTGAACGGTTCCACCATGGCCGGGGTCATCGCAGGGACCACATCCCTCACCGCCGCGCTGGGAACGGCGCGGGTAGCCGCCGCCGGGCTGGTCGCCGCGCTCGGCCCGATCGCCGTCGTCGCGGGGCTCGCGGTCGCTGTGACGAGTCTGCTAAGTATCGGGGCGGCGTCCGCCGAGGCGGAAGAGGCTGTCAACTCGCTGTTCGATGCCATCGCCGACGCCGACACCAACGCGGAAGCGTTTGAGCTGACCCGGCAGGGCATCGAGGACACCACAGCCTCAATGGAAGACATGCAGGCCCAGATCGACGACATGCGGTCGACCAGTTCGATCGGGGACTGGTTCGGCGACGTTCTCGCCGTGTTCAGCGAAGGCCCGAGCACAATAGGTGACGCCACGGGCGCCTTCATCGAGTATGCGGTCGCGCTCGGTCAGCTCGAGGGTATTCAGGCGCAGCTGACGTCGAACACCAGCAAACTGCAGGCGGAGTTCGGACTCACTGAGGAGGGGGTTCTTGCCCTCGCCGACGCCGCCGGGGTTGACCTGACCCAAGGATTCAACGACGTTATCGGGCCGATGCGTGACGCCGCGGAGGCGTCGCAAGAGGTCACCGCCGCCGAGGCGGAGACCGAGGCCGCTATCGCCGGCCTCGAGGGTGGGCTGCTCGACACAGCCGAAGCAGCCGATGCCCTGGTCACGGCGTTCGAGGGGCTGACCGGCGGGTTCAGGTCGGTACTTGAAGCGGAAATCGGCTTTGAGCAGGCTATGCGAGACGCGGCCGCCGCCGCGTTGGCCCTCGCCAACGAGGCACTCGGCCCGATGGACAACGCCCTCGACGAGGCAACCGGCGGCCTAGACACCCACACTGAGGCCGGCGCGGCAGTGGTCAAGATGCTGACCGACACCACTGACGCCGGGATCGCCTACATCGAGGCACTCGTCGAGCAGGGCCGCACCGAGGAGGCGATCGCCGCCGAGGGCGCGCTGCGCCAGTCGTTGTATGACACCCTGGCGGCGTTCGGGATTGTCGGTCCCGCCGCCGACGCGTTCGTCAACTCCCTCCTCCTCATCCCCGGTGAGGTCACTACGCTCATCGACCTCCAGACCGAGGACGCGGACGCGGCGATCGCCGCGCTGCAAGCCAGCTTCGACGGGCTGACCCTTGAGGCACTCGTCGGTGTGGCTGCCGGGTTCACCGCCGCCGAGATCCAGGCCATGGTCGACGACGTGATGGGCACCAACAACCTTGAGGCAGCCCTCGGCCTGACCGTCGATGAGCAGGAAGCACTAGCGGAGATCGCGGCTATTACCGGCATTCCGTACGCGGTGCTGATCCGGTTACTGATGGACCCGGCTAGCACCTTCCAGTTCGACCTCGACGCGTGGCTCGCCGAGAAAGAGGGCGAAGGTCTGAACATCCCAGTGGGGCTCATCGGGCTGGACGATGGGAAGAAGAAACTAGACGATGTGGTGAACGAGCCACGCAACGTCACCGTATTCGCGGGCGCGGACACCACAGACGCCGACACGAAGCTCAACGCCACGACGTCGGCGGACTGGCGGACGGTCGTCTACGCGGGCGGAGACACCACGGACGCGGACGCGAAGATTGGCGCCACCTCGAATTACGACTGGCGTGCGCTGATCACCGCTTATGGGGATTCGTGGCCGGCGGACGGCACCATCTCCAACACCGCTTATTACGACTGGCGTGCGCTGATCACCGCTTATGGGGATTCGTGGCCGGCGGATGCCACCATTGCGGGCACCGCATACGCGGACTGGAATGCGCTGATAGTCGCATCAGCGTCTACTGGATCGGCCGAGTCAGCGCTGAACTACACCGCACGGAACCGGACCAGCACCGTCTATCAGTACACGGTGACAGCCGCCGCGTCGGGCGGCTACGTCGCCGGATACGCGAAGGGTGGCGCGGCACGGTCGTTCCCGGCTGGCGGGCCGGTGTGGGGGGCGGGCACAGGCACGTCGGACAGCATCAACGCACGCCTGTCCACGGGGGAGTTTGTCGTCAACGCCGAATCGACTGCGAGGAACCGGGGCGCGTTGGAGGCCGCGAACTGGGACGGTGTGCGGCTGATGGTCGTACCCGGCTTCGCCGATGGGAACGCTGTCGGGGGTCGTATCCGTGACCGGGTCCGGGACTTCGGCCGCGCGCACCCCAACGTCGCCAGCAAGGTGGAGATGAACCCGAACTTCAACGTCCGTGTCCTACTGGGCACTAAGGACATCACCGAAATGGTCGACATGCGCATCGACAGGTCCGACATCCGTAAGAAATTGGTCCGCCGGTCTGAGCAGCGGATGGCGAAGTAAATGGGTGTCGTTGATCTGGTGCTGAACCCGTCGGAGCGTACGCAGCAGTACACGCTGTGGGACACCGGGCGGATTGATCCGTTCGGGGGTGCGTTGCCGGTGACGGACGCGCCATCGTTCATTGACACCGCCGGGTCTAAGCCTTGCCGGGCGCTGCACATCACGGACTGGAACGGCCCTTCAGGGTACGTTTTCACCGACCGGGGCGGGTTCTACGCCTTCGGGTCCGCAGTGCCCCCCGGCCCCAGCGAAACCCCGCACATCATGCCCGGTGTGCCGTTCAAGGGCAAGATCGCCGGTGGTGTGCAGGCTGACAGCGGCGCACTGTACGCGGACTTCGCTTGGAACCCGGACAACTCCGGGCAGGGCTACGTGTGCACCCTCTACGGGGAGATCCTGCACTTCGGGGGCGCGACCCCGCCCATCCGGGCGGGGACCTTGTGGGGGCAGCCGTACGCGAAACGGTTCCACATGCAGTTTCAGCCGTTTAAACGGTCGGTGATCCTCGACTACTTCGGCGGGCGTAACCAGGACTGGCCTTTCCTGCAACTGCCGACGGACGGGTATTACAACCTGTCCCGGGATTGGGCGCGGGACATGGTCGTCACCGACTGGGGTGACCCGTCGCCGGTGAGGAACCCGTCCGGATACCTGCTGACAGCTGACGGGCTGGTGTGGGAGTGGGGGCCGACCAAGCCGCAGGACGCGTTCGGCGGTCCCAGCGGCGGGCAGGTCGGCACCCAGGTCGGGCTGGGGCTGATCAAAGCCTCGGACCCGTTGACGTTGGTGCAGGCCGCTTCGCTGGGGCAGGTCGTCCCCTATCAGTCGTCGACCCCGCCGACTGTGGTCGCCGGCGGGTCCGGGCAGCAACCACCGGCGGTTGTCCTCAACACGACCCGACCCGACCTGACCTGGTCATATTCGGACCCTCAGGGTGACCGGCAGGCGGAGTGGCAGCTGGTCGTCTGGCCGCAGTCCTACGTGGACGTAACGAACATGACCGACCCCCGGCTGAACCGGGATGCCGCGACGATAAGCCTGGTCGGCACCGACCCGACAACGCGGGGTGTACCCAGCCCCGTCGACATGGACAACGGCTACTACCGCATGTACATCCGGGCGAAGGACACGTCGAGTAAGTTCTCCGCCTATTCGAACCGGGGCTGGTCCCAGGCGGTCCCGGAACTGCCCGCGCCCACTGATCTGCTGGCCACCGTGGACGGGTTCCAAGTGAACCTGCTACTCACCGCCGCCTCCCCGGCGGCCGGGCAGCTGGCACTGTTCGAAAGGTCCGCCGATCAGGGGCTGACGTGGCGCCCGGTCCGCGGCGCGGAAAATGTCCCTCTCCTCACGGTCACCGCCGCCGTCGACTACGACGTTCCACTTGGCCTGTCGGTGACCTACCGGGGCCGTATCTTCGCCAACGTTCCGCGGACCATCGGCCCGCCGTCACCGGAACGCACGGTGACCGCCGAGTCGTACGTGTACGTCATCACTTCCTGCGACGACCCGACGCTGGGTGGGGAATTCGCCGTGACCGAACTCGACTGGTCACGTACCCGCTCCGCTGGGGTGTTCGAGCCGCTCGGCGCGGAATATCCGATTGTCATCACCGACGGGCAGGTCAGGGCGCGGCAGGCTGAGATGGTCGTGAAAACGTGGACCCGCGAAGAATCGGACCGCCTCGCGGGGGTCCTGTCGTTGGGTTCAACGATTGTGGTCCGTGACCAGTTCGGGGAGGTGCTGTACTGCCGGGTCGTCGGGGACTGGCAGACACAGCTGCTGCAGGCCGCACCCGGCAAAGGTGAGGAAACCGGCCTCCGGCACTCCCACGTGCATAACGTCACATTGGTTGAGGTCGCGCAGCCGCTGCCGGTCCCCGCCGAGGATGTCTGATGTGGGCGATGTCCGACGCCGCGGTCGCGGTGCAGGCGCAGTCCCACCGGGCGGTGTTCCGGCTCCACGTCCTCCACGGGCGGATGGTGGTGGCGGAACTGTCCGGGGTGGTCCTGTCCGGGCAGGTCACCGCGGACCCGGAACGGTCGATCATGCGGAACCTGGCCCTGTCCATTGTGGACGTGGACGGCACCCTGTCAAATACTGATTTGGGCGGCTTGTTGTCGCCGTACGAGGCGGAGGTCCGCCCGTGGCGGGGTGTCGTCCTGCCGTCCGGTGACCGGGAGTGGGTGCCGCTGGGCACGTTCCGCCTGACGAACTCCGACATCACCGACGGGGACTCGGGGATGAGCGTGAACCTGACCGGGCATGACCGGGCGCTGATCTACCAAACCCCACTACCCGGCCCGGTGACCATCTCCGCCGGCACCCCCGTGGAGACCGCGATAGGCACGCTCCTCTCAAGGGTGTACGCCGGGTTCTCGTGGGATCCGTGGCGGACCGGTGTCACCCTGGGGCCGCTGCTGTACGACTCATCAGATCAGGCGTGGGACGCCGCGCTGACCCTCGCAGAGAGTGTCGGGGGGTGGCTGTTCCACGACCGGATGGGTGAGCCGGTGTTCGCCCCGTTCGGTAACAACCCCTCGACCGCGTCGCAGCGGTTCGCCGAAACGTTGTTGTCGGTGACGAAAGGTGAGGACAGCGACGAGATCCACAACAGTGTTGTGATGCAGTCCACCGACTCCGGTGTCGGCCGGATCGTCGCCGTCGCCGAGGACCTGGACATAGCGTCGCCGACGTACGTAAACGGCAGACACGGACGCCGCCAGATCACCATCACCAACCCACACATCGGGGGGCCGGTGCAGGCGAAGCAGGCCGCGGTCGCGCAGCTGACGCGTGAACTGGGCCGGTCGGAGACCATCACCTGGGAATGCGTCCCTGACCTGCGGACGGACCCGGAGGATCTGGTGAAGGTGCACCGGCCACGGGCGGGGGTCGTGGACCGGCAGGTGTCCGTAGCTTCGTTGAGTATGCCGCTGGATGTGACCGGGTCGATGCAGGTCACCGGCAGGCGCACCATCATCGGACAGGACGGAGGGCCTGTATGACCGCACCCCACATGAGGCTGATCACCGCCGAGTTGCGGTCCCGCGACGGGGACACCGCTGTCGTCGCCATCTCGGATGGGCGTGGCGGGGAGGAGCTCCTCACCCTGCCGCCGGAGTACTCATCTTCTCAGTTCCTCCCCGATGTTGGCGGGGATGTTCCCCTGCTCATGCAGGGGCCGGTGCCGATGGTGATGCCCCGGCAGATCGCCGTGGATGCGATCACAGCTAAGGAGGCCCGGTTCGACCTGGTCACCGCGATGCTGTTCTACGGCGCGAAGATCGTCTTCGGGGACCCTGACGGGAATCACGGCATCCTTGACTCCGCTGGAATCCGGCTGGTCACCGCCGACGGGACGACGATTGACCTGAACACCCCGACGGGTAATGCGCTGATCACCGGGGAGTACCGGTCGGCTGAGTCGGGTTCCCGGTTCGTCATCAACCCGGACAGGACCAACCCTGGGGAGATCCGGTTCTACTCGGCGACGGATAACTCTTACGGGTCGATCAAAGCGAATGCGGTCCCTGAGTTGGAGATTGTCGGCCCGGTCGGTCTGGCCGGTTTTACGCCCTCGGTGGAACTCAACGAGGTCGGCGCGGAAATGGCTCACAGCAAGGGCCTTGATTCCACGCTGACCACCCAGCAGGCCAAGGTGTCCGTCAGCGCGGCCTGGACCGAGATGACGTTCACCGACAACACGCTGACACCCGACGCGTTCGGCAGGGTAACTGTCGGCCCTTACGACATCCAGATCCGTCACACAGCGAATGTGACGATTAAGACCGGGGCCGGGGCTACGTCGCGAGTGGAGGCGGACACGGTCGGGGTGGGTTTCAACGGGGTCACCCCGATCGCCCGCCGCACAGTCAACGCCGCCGCCGCAACCGCCGCCGAAACGCAGACCCTGGTCAACCAGCTGCGGACCCTGCTCATCGACCTGGGCCTAGCCCAGTAACCCCGAAGGAGATCTACTGTGCCGCTGACCGTTGCCGAACGCGACGCTATCGCCGACGCCGAGAACGACCGGCTGGTCTACATCAGCCTCCACACAGCGGATCCGTCGACAACGGGTGCGTCGGAGTCCACCGGCGGATCCCCCGCCTACGCCCGCAAGTTGGCTGTGTGGGGTGCGTCCGCGTCGGGTACGTCGACCGCCGCTGAGTTGACGTTCGACCTTCCAGCGTCCACGGTCACCCACTTCGGGACCTGGTCCGCGCTGACAGCTGGGACGTTCCGCGGCGGTAACGCCCTGACCGGCGGGTCGCAGGTGTTCACCGCGCAAGGTCAACTCAAACTCACCGTGTCCCTGCCTGTGACTGCCACCTGACCTGACCTGAGGCGCTAATTTGAGATAGGCGGTGGGTTAGGTGGCGACGGTCACTCACCGCCAGACCGACGCGTCCACCGCGAACGCGGGCACGTACACGTCCACCGCGTTCACCCCGGCGGCGGGGGAACTCCTAGTCGTATTCGCATACACCACCGGATCAACCGACGCGGCGGCGGTGATGACCGGGTCGACGGGCTTGACCTTCTACAAGGCCGGCATCGCCGTCCGCGGGGCGTCGGGGTCAGCGGCGTGGACATTCGTCGCCGAACAGACGACCACCGCCGTCTCCCAGAC